CTATATCCGCACCAGACACATCCTTGATAACCTTCCGCATGAGCTCGTCAATATCGTTGTCGTCATACACCACGAGCGAGTACACCCCACCCGAGTTGGTAAGTATCTTCTTATTCTTGATAAGCTTGCGGATAAGCGCAGTAGTGGCTTCTTTTGCAAGAACAGTGGACGCCTCGATCTCAGAGAGCGTCGGCACCGCATCTGCTGTTGCCTGGAGCGTCGTTACTGCTGTCGCCTTGGCTACAGTTGCGTCGAGTGCTACGGTTGCGGCTTTTGCTACTGTTGCATCCTTTGCTACTGTCGAATCTTTAGCTATCACCGTTGATGCTTCGATTTCCGCAAGAGTTGGTAATGCATCTGTGGTTACGATGATGGAGTCGATCAAAGTATCTATCGCCGCTATTTCAGATGACTTGGCAATCTCACCAGGAAGCCGAGATACGCAGTATGCTCTAATAGCTCTGTACCCTGTCGAACCGGATGTCGCTGTCGTAACCAGCACTGTGTAAGGGTTCAGTTCATCAGCGAGGGTGAATAGTTTGTTCGCGGCAGCAGCAGGAAAGATCAGTTTGTAGACGCCTGATCCAGCCACAACCTCACTTATCGTGGGGGCGGTAAAAGATACGTTCTCCGAACCATCAGGATTGGTCGCCTTTACTGTAAGCGTGGCCCCTGTATCTGGTGCACCGGTGTTAATCATCAGCGGGATGATTATGTTGATGTCTGCTGTTGCTTGGGTCTTTACGAGAATATCCATGGTGTTACTCCTTTTATTTAACCTTTTAATAGCTCAGATCACTCCAATCGGATAATATAGGGTCGTGCCCGCTAATACCTGCCCTTCGGGTAGTGCAGCACTTACTCCATCATCCAGGCTTGGTGAGGTAGTAACCCTCGGCTCTTGGTTGCTCGTCACATGATTACCATACATATCGGTTAAAAATTGATAAACCTCTCCGACGGCTGGATGCCGTGCAAATGTACCTCGGGGTATGGGGTCAACATAAACTGCCGGCGGGGTCCAGTGTCTATTTTTTTCCTCTGGTACATGCCACCATTTAGCGTTCCACCTACGGGCCGCAGCTTCTTTCCAAATAGGGTCTTCCTGCATATTACGGCACCACTCAGGATAAAACATATCTTTACCGCCGTCACTTATTGCTGGCTCATCCTCCAAACCACCCGGTGTTGAGTAATCATAGAATGGAGTACCGCACTCAAGATCGGACTGCGCTATTCCCATTGAACCTGGATATGGGAATATTAATACCTTATGAATTCCTGGCGGCCTTGTGTAATCTGGATACCATTGACTTGCTCCATCAAGATGGTTAGAGCTGTATGCACCGCCGATGAAAGATGGCTCCACATCTACCGAGTCTATAACGGACTCAACTCCGTTTATGACCACCCGCCACTCCGTTCTGTGCGCCTGGATGAAATCACCAGCCATGATTCTGACTCTGTGGAACGGTCCTGCTTGTGTACGAAATAGCGCGACTTCATTGTTTCTTTGCCTGGAATCTATCACCAGCGACTCTCTGGTGTATTTGTAAAGACACACCCCGTATCTTAGGTCAAGATAGTGAATAACGGATTTTTCAATCACACAGTCTTCAAGGAAAGTACAGGTGTGCTGATCGGGGCCGTGGACCTCGCAGCGTACAGGCAGCCACTCGCCAAAATAGTATTGACCGTTCGTAAGCACAGGCGCGTCCCGTACCGTCTCCCACTGAACGTCTAAAGTTCTTATGGTCTTAACCAGGGGTATGTTAATACCCCTCACCATCAATCTGTAATCAGTATTGATCGCATGATTGAACCCCTTATGAGAAAACGTCTCTACCGTTTCGCACAACCCATGCTCGGCGCAGTCGAAGGTGTTGCAGCTTGTGACACCAGTCACGCAAATTCCTTCTGTCGTGGACATATTAGACATCTTCGCGCACTCCGTAAGGAATCAGTTTGTTCAAGACCTCTTGTCTGGTTTTACACCCGCAAGGTCTGCCGGTGATCTTGGTATACACTTCAGCCAACTTATCCAGTCCTGTAGCATGTGTGATTTTTGCGACGGTATCACCAAAGCCTTGGCTTTCTGGTGTTACAAAGATGGGGGTACAAAAATTATTCAGCTTAGAAAGCAGGGTGGTATATGGCATACCTGCTTCGGTGGCATAGTCAGCCGTCCCTCGCATAAGACAATACTCCCCGAAAGGTATCTGCCCGAACCCTGCGTCTGAGAACGTTTTGGCACACTCGTCATAGCTCATACCCTTTTTGAACAAATGAGCTGCCTTTTGATTAATTATGAACATAAAAGCGTCTCCACTTTATGTACCTTGACTAAATAACCATCTACTGAATCAGGCACGATTACTGGATTCCCTAGAGAGTCAACAAGACCTGATTTAAATGAATCAGAAAGCCAGTTGTTGCAGTAGCCCCCAGACTGCTGTGTCACGCAACGCACATACGTTGTTGTTCCTTGATGCCAATTAAGACTCACCCTGAAAAAATGCGTAGTGTTATCCGCTGTTACCCACGTTCTAGGTGTCGCGTTATAAACCATTGCGCTTGGTGTATTACAAAACCGTGATACTTGCTCTACCTTTCTGATTCCTTGTGGAACTGTTACCCAAACATCAAGAGCAGCATAAGGACTTTCTACCCAAGCATCAGGGCTTTGCATATTCCCACACTTTATTGTACTGTATACAAAATTACCGGCGGCGCTGGTAAGTGTGGTAACAACTAAGTCTGTCGGTATCTGACTCTTCCCCCAATAAACACGATATAAACTGCTTCCATTTGTCAGATACGCATTTCCCATAGAGCTACCCGTTATTGTGCAAACCGAGTTCGCTGTATCAGTAACAGATAAATCTCTGAGCCTGACAGGGCTTGATGCCGTGGCGTTACCTATACCGCAAAACGCCTGTACTGAGCCAGTACCACACTCCACAGACATAACCTTGATTACGTCGTGGCGTAGTTCCTTGCTCGTTGTTACTTCTCCTGCAGGGAAAGTGTAAGTGAACCCAGAGACAACCCACTCCGTCAGGTAATCACAAAACCCTATATTAACATTCCAATTTGCGTAGATATAATCGCCGACAGCCAATGGTACAAGATCGCCTATCGCCCCACTCAAATACCCGTCTGTCGGATACCCCGTTAAATACACTTCCCCAATATCATCATTGGTGACAACTTCATGCGTATATGAGGACGTAGATGTAAATACGGCATTGATTTGTCTGAGTGCTTGAGCCGGTGTATTTCCTAAAAACTCGTGGAAAGCTTGTGTGCTTGGTAGAATAAAATCGTAGTGAGTATCAAACCAGTAATCCCCCGTATCAGTAATCCAATCCCCTGTATCGTCGGCAACACCATAAGCACTTAGAGGCATCTGTGTTAGTAATCCTACAGCACTCAAAGTATCACCGTTACCACAAACGAACTCAGTACCATCCGCTTTACCGAACCAAGGTAATCCATTACGTGAGTATGCGTGTTCGCTTACTAGACCCCACCCGTCAACAGAAAAGAGTTCAGTATACTTTCCCCGTTTCCACAGGCCGATAAAGAAACCAGGGCTGGTGAGTTCTCTTGTGTGTACTAACGTGACAAGGGGATTCTCCGCAAGGTATGTCTCTGTTTCGCCGGATTTAACAACGCCATCAGAATACTGCCATATGAACGAGGGTGCTAGTTTATGATCGGACTGACATACAATATAAGTCACTCCTTGTGTGTTACGCATTGCTCCAAGTATCAAACATCTACCATTGACACCACTGTTATTGTAGGGCCAAGAATAGTGTGGCGCTTCCGCTACCACTAAGCCTCGGCAGTATAGCTTGGTTCCGAATGCTGTATATTCTGGTTTATCCTCAATCATTCCAGGTACGGATGTTTCAAAAGTTGAAAATCCAGGTATCTCGATATTACTCGGTAGCCGAAAATGCCTTGTAGGAGTGCCTTTCCATGACAGTGCTATGTATGGTTTATCCCAAGTCTCTGTCTCAGCATCCCACACTGCACCGTTATCCCAGTACAGATTCCCGTAAAGACCTGGCGCTACGAACTTTGCTACCTCAGTAACAGTCTCTTTTGGGTCCGAGCCGGTTTTTGTAACTGTTTTTGTATGCAACCCTTTGACGAAGTTAGTGTTCCCTGTGGCGTTCATGGGGTAAATATACTGTGTACTGTACGGAGTTACTCCATCAAGCCAACCTCCGGCAACTCCATACATATAGTGAATCTCAGCTATCGAACCAAAGTCGGTACTCACATACTCTGTATACTGAAATGGCTCTATACCTCCGCTGCGTGGGTGTATAATGATACCTGTAAATGATTCTGTTGTGACCTCTTCCCCACCACCCACCCGTGGCACCATCACATAAACATCTTCCTTGTTAAAACAGATGTTGCAGAAGCACGTCACTCCGTTACCGAGATCCACCCGACGGCTACCGATCTTCAACCCACCAATCGCCATCTGCTGCTTGAGAATACGAAGCTGCGCCATCGCCTGGCCGCGATATAGGTTCTCTTCGTAGCCCGCTCCGGGCATGGTGGGGGTGGTAGCCATCAGCGTGTTCTCTTGCCTGACATAAATACCGCTCTTAACTCTTCCATCCGGAACGTGCCGCTGGTGCTCTCGACCTTGACCGACACACGGTTGCCGAGATCCCCCCGAGGGGCTTTGATGCGGTACTCGGTGACAGCGCCGATGCCGTCCTCCTGCACGCTCCATGAGTCGCCTTTCGAGTCGGTGACGGTGAACGTGGCACACTCGCCGATCTCCCCGGTGAAGTAAAAGCAGGAAAGCGATTTCGTGCCGACGGCACCTAAATCGGAGAAGGGGAGCGTGATGCTGGTGGTGATACTGGAGGTGTCGATGGTGCTGCCGTAGGAGCTGACCGTGGAGCCTGTGGCGAAGTAGTTAGTGCCGTTCCATACCGCCGCGCCTTTGACCGCCTGCGACGAGCGTTTCAGCACCGTCTTGGTCTCGAAGTCATACTCCACGCAGATGCTGCTCCCGAAGGCGAGATACTTGCCGCCGACAGCGGTCGCACAGGTGTATGACGTATTCAGTCCCGAGACCTTCCTGAAGGTGGGTGTGATGTTGGAGAGCTTGCCCGACGCGTCCACGACATACACCCCGTCGCTACCAAGGAACACATGGGCGTGGCCGTCAGCCTCGCTGATAAACCCGCTGTAAAGCGTGCCGTTGATGGCAGGGCAGGGGTAGAACTTCCTGGCAACGTCGGACAGGTCGCCGCCTGTGTAGACCGACACCCCTCCGGCATGGAGCGCCACGACGCAGCCTGGTATCTGCCCCGCCTGGAGTACGAGGAGCATGTGGGGTACGAAGTCGTCGCCAAGGTTCCAGAGGTCGTAAGCGAACGGGCGGGAGTACTGCAGGAATCGCGGGTCGGCGTGATTGACCGAGCAGAGTCGTGAGTTGTACACGAAGGCGCTGTCGAACGCAGGCATTTTCGAAAAGCTGGTGGATGTGACAGGTCCGGGGTTTGTACCGACAACCGCTTCGGCCATGGTGGGTGCTGCGTGTGGGCTTTTAAAGACCTGAGTAGCCGTAGACACACGGCAGTCGATGGGGGTATGCACCATCGGGCCTGACACGAGCGGGAAACGTTTGGTGACGGCGGTGCCCGACCACTCCGAGGTATCCACACCATCGGTGAAGAGGAGGCGTTTTCCTGCAGAAATGTTGATAATAGGTGCGGTGTGCGTCAAAGCAGTGACGAGCGGCGGGATCTTCTCCACGCAGCCGTCGGGTGTGGTGGTTACATTCAGGCAGTCGATAAACTCGACGTTGCCGGCTTCAGGATCACGCGGCTCCGTAATCATCCGTTGCGAACTGACCGCACGGGTGTCATTAAGCCCTAGACATTTACGGAACAGGATCGCATCCATTTTATTTTACCCTTTGCGTCTTATAGAGGTGCTGCCCCCGTGCGCCCTTTCTGACCCATTTTAAACGACGTATTCCGGCGTGCCGGTGATGGTGGTGTGGGACCGTGTGAGCCTGCGGAACGCCTCGCCCCCTTCACGGACATACTGGCGGAAGTTCTTCATGTGCTCACCGGCTTTCACCGGGTCTTGCAGCTCCCGGTCGTGGTCGCCGAACGCCTTGGCCGCTGCATACTCCACCATGGCGAGGTGGAAACGCGACGGGATCTCAGGGGTCTCGACGGTGTACTGGTTGCTGGCGTTCTTGGTGTTAAATGCCACAAGACTGTATCGATGTACCCGCAGGTTGATCACGATGCCTGCCTCCGGAGGCGAGAGCAGGGAGAGCGTACCAGTGTCGCCGTCAAGGCGGTAGAACTGGGGTCTTTGTGGTGATGTATCGGCGAAACTCGTATCATTGTTATCCGCGAACGACTCCTCCCCATACTCGATTAACTTGCGGATGCCGTCGCGCGCTGCAATAACCTCAATGATTCTCGGGTCCAGGTCGTAGTCGAGCGTATCTGCCTCGGTTACAATCGTGTAGGTGGAACGGTCCAGCCAGAACCCGGTCTGCTCACAGAACTTATCCTGCCCTTCCGAGAGGAAGTTCATCAGCCGGTCGTCTGACCAGCCATACCTCGGTCCGACGGTATCGGCCAGCACGGCGCGAAGTTCTGCGAGCAGCTCAAGTCTGGTCATGTATTACTCCTGTACTCTGCGTTCCGTGTACGGTCCTGCCACGATCTGGTACGGGATGGCGGGGTATGGCAGCCACTCGAAATACTCCGTCTTGTCGGGTGCGATCTTTTTTACCCTGCGGGACGCGACGGCGTTCTTCAGCACGTTCACAAACGCCTGCGGGATATTGGCTACGTCCATCCCGCGCTCGATCTGGATGACTTCGCCGTTGACGCCGATCACTTCGTACTCCGGCAGATGCTCCACATGCGAGACGTTGATCGTGTAGAATGGCGGTGCATACTCAGGCTTGCCTTTGTAGAACTTATCGGCAAACGGCTTTTCGGTTGCGAGTCCGAGGTCCAGAGCTGGTGTTGAGTCCATGGTCGGTTATTCCCTTTCTTGTATGATATGCGCCTGTATGGCGTGGTACGTCGCTTCGTCCACCTGTACTTCCTCACCGCACGGAATGGCGAAGACTCGCCCGTTGATGCCTCCGTCGAGAGTCTGCCCCCTGTTGCCGGCGAGAATGACCGTGCGTGTCTTTGGTACGTCGAGGTTGATGGTGATTTCAGGTACTTCAGGCGGCTTGGTGTACGTCACAGGTCCGGCCATCTCGGAATCTCCGTCCTGACCCATCACTACTTTCTTTTTAGCCATCACTTTTCCCCTTTCTCTGAGATTTCCGAGGTTGCCTCTTCGAACGCCTTGTCGAACTCCGACTCCTTGGAGAAGTCCTGGTCCAGTAGGGGCATGATGTCAGCAATCAGTTCGCCCACTTCTTTGGCGTCCTTGGCGATGTAGCGTTTCTCGCAGGAGCCTGCGTACTCTGGTGACGGAGCGCAGCAGCACTTGTCCATCTTCTCGGTGGTCTTCGCCGCCTTCTTGAATCTGACACGGCATTCAACCACGAACCCGTTGGCTGCTTTTCCTACCGATAGCATGGTGTCGAAGTACATGGAATGGCTCCTTTTCTTGTTTCGATACCCAAAAAGCCCACTACCTTGCGAGTAGTGGGCCGGATTCTGAGTAACTCAGTCCTTTATGCCGGGTAGCCCGCCTTGGGTACGCAGCTCAGGTCGTAGTAGGTATCGGTGATACCCGCAGCATTGAGAGACGTGGTTCCTGGGATGAAAGTATGCGTTGCGTCGGTCACGATCTTGAGTGCGCCGATAGGTGCCTTGTTAGCCGGTATGGCTGGCAGATCGTTGAGATTGTCCTCGCTTGGGATCATGGTGACTGCACCTGCAGTGTCTATCACCGCCAGATACCAACGGAAAGACGATATCGGCAGCGTGTCGCCAGTAAGGGCCACATTAGTCTGTGTGGTCTGTGAGCCGGTGTGTCCGTCGATACCAAACATGAATGTGTTGGCAGTTTTGACACCCTTGGGGCCGATGATCGTTTCGGCAACAGTGGCGGTGGTGGTCGGGGCTCCTTCCGCCTTGGTAACTACAGCAGTCACCGTAAGCGCCTCGGTGGTCGTAGCCGGTGTGACTGTAACCACCGTATCGGCAGCCGAAGACGCAACACCTACCAACGCCTCTACAACCAGTTCAAGTGCGGTGGCGGCTTTAGTAAGCGTGTCGTCGAGCGCACCTACTGTGTAGACCCCCTCCACCTCGCCAGCTTCGGTCTGGATTGTGACGGTGATAATGTCGTCGGTCTGGACAGTACCGCCAAGGGTTATAGTGTGGGTGTTGGTAGTAGCGTTTACTGCCAGTCCCGGTTTCGAGAAGCTGCGCTGTGTCAGAAGCGACCTTACCGCAGCGGTATCTATGTTACCTAGTCCGTTAGCACGATTCATGGTCAGATCCCCTTATGGATGGCCTGCGGCAGGCGTGCTGGTGAGGTTGTAGAAAGTCACGGTGAAGTTACCGGCAGTAGCCACGTTGGATGTGCCGGGTGTGAACGCCCCGCCCGATGCGACCACTTTTACAGCCCCCACCAGGCAGGCGGTGTCAGGGATTGCAGGTATTACCGCTTTGGCGCTGCCTGCGGCGATGGATGCGGTCAGCACAGGGTCGCCGTTGACGACAACCGATGCCCCGTTTTTGTCTAGGCAGAAAGCGTAAAAAGCCGTGGTCAGATTGGGTTGCGGTGTGACGGTGGTGAACACGAACAGATCGTCGGTAGCAGCCTTCTCATAAAGGATGCCGTCGATGCAGTACTGCACAGTGTTGGTAGTCGTTTTGACTTTGGTGGCAGTGCTACCGGTGGCGCAGATCGCTTTGGTGAAGCAGCGGTTGCCCAACAGACTCCGCAATGCGGCGGTGTGGATATCTCCCAGATTAATTGCACGATCCATGATGTGCCTCCTTAAAGGCCCCGTTGCATGACGGGATGGTTGGGGGTTTTTACTGGAAAAGCCCTGCACCTTGTGAGTGCAGGGCCAGGTCTGATCCTACTTGAAACTTACAGCTCGGTTGCGCCCACCTCGTACCTTGCCATAAAGAGCTGGTTGAGGATCACTGCACCGAAGTACGCTTTCCAGCCGACGTGACCGCGCTGGCCGAGTTTGTCGGAGTCGCTGATGGTGCCGGGGTTACGTACGATGGGTGCGGTAATGGCGTTTTTGCCCTTGAGCGGCACGGATGCGGCACAGTGAGCACCCAGATACAGGATCGGGTAAACGTCAGCCTTGACGCCGGAGGTGGAGACCATTGTACCTTTGGCTCCGCCACCGTCTGCGAACGATTCGAAAATAGTGGAGCGGATGTAGCGCACGTCCTCGACCGAGCCGATCTCGAAAGAATCGACAGGGACTTTGGAACCGTAATCCACGGCGTCTTTGAATCCGGCCAGAGCGCGAACGTCATTCTCGCAGTCGGGGTGGATCAGGCCGATGTAGCTGGCCCGGACGCTGGTGGTGCCGTAGTTGGGGGTGGATGATGTCTGCTGTGTGATATAGCCGACGTTCTGGCGCTTGAACGCGCGAGTCACCTTGCGCTGCATCCCGAGGGTCAGGGCGGTGTTGACATCGGTGCGGCCTGTGCCGTTGGCGAAGAACACGTTGGTTCCGGCCTTGAGGATGTTGTAGCGGAGGGTCTCAAGGGTCTGTGCGGCCTGCTCGGCGGTGATGCCGATGAACTCCTGAAGCACAGGGTCTTCGTGGAAATCTTGGATTTGGTCGGTGAGCTGTACGAAATCGCCGTACTGCTGGAGAGTACACTGTACGTCAGTGTAGGTGACGTTCTTGCCGACAGGTGTTACGCCCTCGACGAGAGGGGTAAGGGCTTTTGCCAGCGCCTCATAACGCCGGAAAATTGCTACCTTGGTGCTGTTGCTCGGCAGGGGCTTCATATCCAGGTACTTCTCCAGAACCAGATAGGGGAGCGCCCTCATCAAGAATCCCGGCATTGCCTTTCCCGCTGTGCGCGGGGTAATATCTCCGTAGACGTTCATGGTCTACCTCCTGGCGCGTGTTCTCGCGCAAAGTTACGGTTCCTAAAGGATACCGGGTACTATTTTAAAAATTGTTTAAAACTTCTTGGCTGCCTGGTCAAAGGCTGAATCAAAATCCTCTGGGTCAGGCTCCGTCGTCACCGACGTTCTGACCGTGCCGGTTGTCTCCATGCGCTTCAAACGATCTTCTTTCACAGGATCGATCTTCGGTTCTGGGTCAACTTTCGGCAGAGTCTCCTTGTAGAGCGACACCAGTTCCACGATGTCAGCGGCGGTGCCGTTTTCGAGTACATTGTTATACTGCGGCTGCAGTATTCTCGGCTGTGCATTTATCCAACTCACCAGAGCGGGATGAATCTCGAACACGTCCGGGTGTGCTGTGGTTATTGTCTTGAGATGCAGTTCCTCGGCGGAGACCGCCGCGCTCTCGATCACCGGCTGAATCTGCCCTTTGAGCGTATCCACGGTGGTGGTCAGCAAGGTCTTCAGACCCTCTATTTCAGCCTTCAGCCGATCTTCCCGTGCCGCCTGCTCGGGCCAGTCCTTGCGGTACTGCTCCTCTGCGGCGATTTCCTCGGGGGTTGGGCCTGCTGGCGCATCGGCCACCGGCGCTGGTTTAAGCGCAGCGGCGATGTCTGCTGCGAGAGTCTTGCTGTCAAAGACCGGTGCAGGGGTAATCTCTTTTACTTCTGCGACTGGCTCGAGCTTCTTCTCCGGCTCAGGTTCGGTTTCGTCCTTGACGGACGGCTCATCTTTGACGGTCGGTTCGTCCTTGACTTCACCCTCTTCCTTCGGCTCCAGTGCATCATCAAACCCTGCGCTGAAAAGATCGTCTGCCAGTGCGTCGGTTGTTACGACATCATCCTCTTCCATGTAAGTTGGCCCCTTTCGGATATTGTGTGCCACCTAACTACATTTTTAACACATTGTCAAGTTAAATATCTACTCACCTGTTGAAATATCAAGGGAAAATAAGTTAAGAAGTTCACCGAGCTCACGAATCCGCCCACGGTCTTCACTGTCAACTTCTTTCTTTTCCTTGGCGCGCTCCCGACGAATCACCAGGAGCTCGAAGAGGTCGTTGGCGACCTCACTTGTCGGCAGCCTTTTTCGGAGCCTTTCCGTCAGCTCCTCCTCCCGCTCCCTCAGTTTTGACCTGATCGAGAAGTAATTGGATCGACTGTAAAGCTGTTCCATCTTTGACCCCTTTCGCTTTTGCGAGATTCTGTGCGATACGTGACAGCGACTCCTCCACCTTCCCTTTGAGCATCTCGGTTACTTCCTGCGCCCGTGCGACCTGCAGTTGCGCGTCGGCGAGCTGCTTCTGCGTCTTGCTGGTGTCCAGCCCCTGCTGAATCTGCGATGCGGCGGCCTGCGCCTCGTCGAACTGTGCGAGTGCTTCCTGCGCGTCCTTCAGCGGCTTGATTCTGTTCAGCGGGAGATCCCGAGCCTTGAAGCGATCTTCAAGAAGTCCCCGCTCGTCCACCATCACAAGCTGTCTGGGAGTCAGTGTAGTAACAAGCTGGTCCATTGCCGCACCGCGTACTTCCTTGGCAACCAGTGAGATGTTGCCTTTCGGCATGACCTGGAAGTCGCCCTTGATGTCGGGCTTCTCGTTGAACTCCATGTTCCAGCGCACGAGGCTGCCGATCAGGGATTTTACGAAGCGGTCGAAGGATCGCACGTCGTCCTTTGTGACCATATCTCCGCCCGCCCGCATCATGGACATATTGTTGCTGGTCCTGAAGGCTTCGCCAAGCTGATCGGCGTTGCCCATCGTCCACGACGGCAGGTTGCTCTCAACGTCGAAAACTTCGGTGAACGCCTTGCGCAGTGCGAGTAGTTCCGAGGTGTGGTTGGGGATGTCGTAAATCCTGATTGCCGGATAGTTCGCCTCGTTCCCCTCACCGGTGCGGTGAATGGTCATGCCGCCGCAGATGTTTTTCCCTCGCTCGTTCGCAACCAGCAACTCCTCGTTGACCTCTTTGATGCTGGAGGCGCTGTCGGCCATGTTGTCCATAATCGCACGGTCGGTAGCGCAGATTTTCGCTTGTGAGTCGCGCAGCGTCTCCACCTTGGCCGAGCCTGTCAGCGGGCCGTCCTCGTCCTCTTCAGGGATGAAAGCGTGGAACATGTCAGAGACTTTTTCTCCGAACGGCGCGGTGTCGGCCTTGATTACCACGTCGCCGAGCATCCACACATCAGCGAGAATGTCCTTGCCGATGGCCGTCTCTGGGACCGGAGTGCCTACGTCTGCCAGATCCTGCGCGGCGATGTAGCCGTACCACCTGATAATCTCGAACTGCCTCGCCGCCTTGTTGGGCGGGTTGGTGCTGGTCTTCTTGATCTCGTCCAGTTCGCTCTCGAACTGACGGGCTTTGTAATTCCCTGTATTATTACTGTCTCGCAGATGCTCCTCGATAACGTCGCCGAAAAAGTCGCTGCGCTTTGCCAGTGCGCGGATACCTTGGCGGGAGTATGCCTTGCGGGTGAACAGTCCTTCCTGGTCGCTCCACTTCTGCGCCGTCAGGTCGGGGTACACGTCCCACACCTTCAGCACCTCGTAGTACGGTCTGGGTACATCCTTCTCTACGGCGGCGAAGGTGCCGTCCTGCTGCAACTCCCACACCCGTTCTTTTTGCGTCCGGACCTGCGGCCCTTCGGCAACACCAAAGCCGTACAATCCACCGCGCCGGATGGCCCGTTTGCATAGCTCGGGATAATCCACACCTTCGTCGGCAAGCTGGTCCTCGCACTCCATGGTCATACGCTGCGCACGCTGCTCGGCAAACTCCTTGACCGCCTTCTCGATCATATCGGACTCGACAGGCTGTACATCCGTCCCTGCTTCTTGGGCGAGTAACTCCTGCTGCGCCTTTAAAGTGTCGAGGATTATCTGAAGATCCTCCTGCCTGATGTTCGGAAACGGTGTCGGGGTCAGTTCCCAGTTCTTCTCCTGCGCAGGGAACATCATCTCCATCATCTTGGCCGTCCATCCGACCATCTTGGTATGCGTATCCGCAGGGTACACACGGGACTTACCTGCAGGTATCTTTACGTCCGGGTCGTAAATCCTTTTGTACTGGCGCAGGTTCTTCAGCCACTGCAGTTCAAGTTGACGACGTTCTCCGTCGTAGATGTCGAATTTACCCCGCAGGAATTTCCCGAGCGTGTCGAGCTTCTCTTGTGATGTTACTTTCATGCTATCCTCCCGAAAAGCCCTTAATACCCGGTGTACGCATCCGCCGGTGAATGTGATGGTGTGGTGCTGAAATTAAGTTCTGGTGCCGATCTGACGTAATCTGACGGATTATAGTGGTTACTAAGGATGAACAGTGTGCCGTACTGATCGGCCTCGACGACGTGGGACCAGTTGTTCTTGTCCGGAGAGTCCTTCATCTTGCCGTCTGTCGTCTTTTGCCTTGTGTAGCGGTACTTGCTCCTCAACCCTTCTACGCACATCTTGCACTCCGCATCGTACTCGATGCCAGGTTCTCCGTCCGGCCACATGTTGCGGAACGGCTCGTCGAGGGCGTTGATACGTGCGATAGGATCGTTGGTCGGCGCGCTGCGCACGGCGTTGCCTGCGTCCGGCATGTCGGTAACAAACTGCTTTTTCAGTTCTTTGAGCCAGCTATTGTTATCGGTTTCATTTTGACGTTTAGCCGCCGGGTCAATCACAAACACAAGTGGGTTGGTCGTAAAATTATTGCGGATGATGGGTCTTAGTTTGGTAGCTATAAATGTTTTAGCCCCCATATCAAAACCGACCGCTTCCCGCAGTTTCCGAAGTTTTCCATCACGCCCGAGCTGCATGAACACTGCCGCCGGCTGCCTAGCACTGTCCATACCTACAATTATTGGTAAGAATGGGTCGATCTGTAGTCCCTTCTTGACCCTTCGGTCATACTGGAATGACAGTTCGTAGACTGGTTTTCCGGACATGCTCTTGGCGTAACGCCCGTGAACGTAAACGTCGATAAAGTCCTGTTTCTTACCCTTCGACAGCTCCTCATAGTATCCAGGTCGAAGGTTATTGAGGTTCTCCGCCTCTGGGGAAAGACCGGATGGTTGCTTGAACACGTCGCAGATGATGATCGAGTTATCGTTATCATCTTCCTGTGGGAGTCCTTCGAGGAGCTTGTAGTGGTCGCTGTCAAGTTCCGGCGGGTTGGTGGTGTAGAGAATGCCTGATCGATACCTAAAGTTATTGGCCTGCGAGGGGTATCGCCCTGTACGACCCTCGATGTCGGACAGCATCTGCACCGGGATTTCGCGTGCTTCCTCCACCCATGCGTTTGTGATTTCAAGCGAGAGCACCCGTTGGATGTCCTCGGGCGTGTCGAGACTTCTGAACAGCCAGTCCGACTCCACATCATTAAATCGGAATCGCATAACCATTTCCGATTCGCGCCATTTGAATATCTCCACAGGCAAAAGGCCGACGACCGAGGCGAGCGTGGTATCCTTTAATTGCTGCTTCGTATTTCGCACGACAAGCTGGCGGCTGCGGCGTATCCCGTCCTCCATAGGTGCCATCGTAATGGACTGACGTAGGAGTTCGATGATCGCTCCGGAGGTCTTGCCGGAACCGACCGGGCCCATGATCGCCCGTATCTTTGCCTCGGACAACATGAACTCCCGCACGGTTTTTGACGGGGTATAGTTTAAGCCTCCAACTGCCATTGGGTGGTGCTCCTTTACATCAATGGAACGGTATTCCCGTCAGCCTGGAGCGACGGGTTGGTTTGCACGGTTTTCGGGACTTCAATCGTGACCTTGTTATTATCCCCGTGGAAATTGCAATTCACGGTGGAGCAGCCTGCTAGAAGGGCGAAGGATAGGATCAGATATTTCATGGTGCCTCCAGTACGGCCTGTTTGCGGCGTGCTGCCGAACTTCCGCCGAAGTCTTGAACGGCGCGGTATACCCACCACGCCCTGATCTTCCACATGCCGTCCTCGATACATATCCTGCGCAACTCCTTATCTGCCTCGTCGCGCCAGAACTCGGGGAGTAGTCCTTCCCTCATGAGCTGGTACAGCGAGTCGTGCACTAGACTCCCGCGCATGAAGTTCTTCGAATCTATGGTCGGCCCTGATGGTCCGTCCCACGCATATCCCTTGTTGATAACCAGTACCCCGTTCGTCGATAAGATGATATATTCCGTCGCAATGTGCTCTCGGGGGGCGATGCTGGTTTGCACTGCGTACCCTTCGGCGAGCTGGTACTTGTACCCGTCACGATATTTTATGACCCTCATCTTTCGCCTCCCGGTGGGTGCGGCAACATGCTTCCCAGATGATTAACCCGCCAACCTTTTTACACCTTTGATGTAGTGCTTTCTCACCGCACACGCGGCATCTCAGGACAAAGGAGTTACCGGCCATCTTTCTTGTCCCAACTGTGGCACCCATCCCACGCCGCGCGGTCGGAGCGTGTCAACGGGCAGACTCTGTTGCTCTGCGACCAGAATTTGCAGGTCTTGCATTTTTTGTGTGGTTCGAGTTCGGTTGTCATGGTATATCCACCTTTCCTGCCTTCCAGAGTTCGCGCTGCTCTTTCCATCGTGGGTCTTCCACGTGGGGTGCATCGAAAATCGTCCTGAAGTAATATCCTGCGGTCAGCCCCATCTCGACGGCGATGTTCGCCATCTGCTTCCAGAGACTACGCGGTGCGGCCCAGTCGATCTGGCTTGTCATCTCCATGAGCGGTGCGAGGTCGGCGGCGAGTCCGTAGTTGTGTGCCGATGCTCCTGCCGGTGCGTTGCTGACGACTTTACCCGGTTTGGTACGCCCCTGAGCATAAATGGCCCTCTGCGCTGCCATGGTCCGTCGCCCGTCAGTGATGATCCACTTGCGCCCTGTTGCGGCTTCCGCCGCTGCAAGGAGTTTCTCGATCTTCGCCTTAAACTCCGGCTCAAGTGTGTCGATCCTTTTTGGCGGCATCGGGTTTCTCCTTGGGGCACTCAGTTTGAGCGCATTTCAAAGCGTTATTCGATGCTTTGCATTCACCATCAATCTGTCTGCAGTAACCCATGACAGCTCCTCTTTAAACGTTTGTCCCGTGCTGGCGATGACACTCTCTTGCCAAGATCAGAAGCTGGTCGTGCATCTTCTTAATCTCTTCCCGGATCTCCTCCGCATCTTCGTCCGACTCTCCGCCTGTCCTCTCAAGAACCTTTATCCGCTCCGAGAACTCCACAAGAGTCGTCCCGATCTTCCGGAAGGTCTCTGCCCCGGCTGCGAGTTGGTCCGTATTGGCTTGCGTGTCCTTATTGATTCTGTTGTAAAGGATAGTCACAAGGCCGAGGAGAAGGGTTACAGTCCCAAGAAACGCATCCCATATTTGTGTTTCACTGGCGTTTATCATAAATCCCCTTCAACTTTTTACGTCGAAGTCTACGAGCACGACAATCAGCCAGGATTTTCCAGATCTGGATAGCGCACAAGGTTATTACTGCAAAACAGATCAGGTTAAGCTGCGGCCCATTATGCACCAGATGATCTCCTCCGATACAGCAGAGGCTGGTGGTATCCGCTATGTTGGCTTGCGGTTTGATCATACCGTAGACCCGATAAATATAGTTATAAGAGCGACTATTATAACTGCTGTCATACTAACTCCTTACATGCCAAAGTTAAATTTAATACCTCTGGTATGATTTCTTCCTACTATAAATAATTCAAATCCAGCAAGTCCGGCAAACCAGTAAGTCTGCCATTTCTCAGGTAATACAAAAAACATGGTAGTATTAAGAAGGACCGCTCCTGTAAAGTATCTATCTACCGCATCAAGTGATGGTTGCTCTCCAAGTATCTTATTCTTTTCATAATATCTGTCAGGGTTAGCCGCCGTATATCTTGTTTGCCCCCAATCAGCTATAAGCGTTGCAGTAGATGCTGCCCACAGCGCCTTGTTAACATCTCGACGATCCCAAGTGGAGCAACTTGTAAGCATCGTACATAAGATGCTTAATATAAATAGCTTAGAAAGCATTGTTAAACGTCCTAACCATCTGAATATTGCCCACTGTCTGTGAAGCTCCGTTCAACGAGCCTATTTCCATAGTGGTGCCGATAATGGGGGCGGTGGTGTTGCTGTTCGCTGTCCCGGCTACATCGTCAACGGTTATTTGCGTGCTGTTGTCTGCCAGCACCTTTGCTGCGATATACTTTGTTACCCCTGCCGTGGCTGTGGCGGCAATAGTCGCATCGTAGTTAGTACCTGCTACACGTTTACGGAAAATCAGTGACGTGCCGGTAAAAAGAATACTCAACTCATTATTCGCATCCGTATAGCTGCTCCAAAGGCATTGCGTACCAATAGTAACTGTCGTGGCGAATGAGGGAGTCCAGCGGAACTCAAGGCGGCTTGGGGCCACTTGAATATTTGAAGCTGTTGGTATGGATAGTACCGTTGCTGCCCTTGTAGCCGTGGCCCCTGCTGTGAGGATTGGGGAGGTGGCTACTGATTGTTCCTCTAGTTGAGGGAGGATGAAGTAAGCGACTGCTCCTACTGTGGCTTCCAACATCATCACCGTGCCAGTATTGCCTGGTATTATCGCCGCCTGAGACACCTTTTGGATATAAGTTGCTGATGTGCTGGCCGCTGACCATGTTGTAGCAGTCCATCCATCGCGAAGGAGGAGATTACCTGTAGCCCTGTAACGCACACCAGCATTGTGCGGATTTAAGTTTCCTACGCTCCCTGCTATATGTAGCCTTGCCACAGCTATACCCAAACTATTATCCAGCTTATAAACCTTCCCACCATTCACCATGCCACTTAACCCTGCTGCGGCT